TGTTTTATTTCTTGCAGCAATCCTTTTTCTTGTTCAACTAATTTTTGTTTCAACTGGTGAGCTTGTTCGACATCTACGCGCACACCTTTAAATCGCATATCTACTAAACAAGGAAAGAGTTGAGTTTCTAAATCAAATATTTCTGTTAAATTATCTTTTCTAATTTCGGAAGATAGTCGTTTGAATAAATCTAATGTAAGGGATGCATCTTTTTCTGCATATTCACCCACATAAATGGCGGGTAATTTGTATAATTCTGCTTTAGGATCTATACCCCAATTTTTAGCTATTTCAAATAAGGTTGCTTCGCTTTTTCTTTCACCTAAATACTCCCAGCTCAATGCATTTAAAGTATAACGCATTCTATTTTCATTAACTAATGAGGCCATAACCATGGTATCCATAATATGACCATTAATTTTAATTCCATAAGAACGAAGCCAACACACATCATACATTGCATTATGAAATATTTTAGTTGCTGCCGTTGCACAAACATCTTTAACCCACTCTAAAACTCTTTTTTTATCAAGATTCCCACCGCCTTCATGGCCAAAAGGATAGTATTTACACCAACCATCAACAGCAACAGCTACTCCAATAATTTCACCATTACCAATAACAGCTCCTGATCCTTTTGATTTTAAATCAGGGTCTCTTGTTTCTAAATCTATTGCTATAAGTTTATATCCACTTAAATCGGGGAAGTTGTCTGGTGCTATCCATTCAGTTTGAGCTTCGAACATCATCTTTTTAAAATGCCCCAATAATTTTTCTTGTCTAGTGGATTTTTAGTTTCGGTTTTTAAATAGTCTCTTTCAATAATCATTTCAATAAAGTGTATTGCTTTCAACAAATCTTCCTTTCCATTTTTAAACCTGTGTCGACAGATGTATTTAATAACATTTCCTTCAGGAAAAAGCAATTCATTCTCAATTACAAATTTGCTTGGCTGAATTTTCATTTTCTTGTAATGAGATCCGCCTACTTGTTTATCATATACACTCATGCAATTCTCCTATTTCCAATTCTGTAAGAGTATTTAGTTTCTGGATTTAACCAATAAACTTTTTGTTTTGCTCGGGTTACAGCAACAAACCACATTCTGTGTTCAGTATCAGGATCTCTTTTTGCACTCTTCCATGCTGGTCTTGGCATATCTGGAAAAATAACTACATTTTCGGCTTCATCTCCTTTTGCTCCGTGAATAGTTCTTATTCTAACTCTTGCTTTTTCTTTTGGATGTAAATCTTTTTCGACACTTTCAATATAACTAATTTGTCCTGAATTTTTTATGAGATCAAAACACTCTTGCCACTTACCTTGACATAGTATACCATATTCAGCCATTAATTCTTCTAAAGTAAGTTGCTCGTTTCTTGCTTTTTTTAACTTTTTTAAATTTTCACCTTTAGGTTTAATTTTTTTACCACTCATCCATTCCCAAATATCAGCAATTTCTTCACCACGTATTGCTTCTTTATTATTTAATTTTTTCCATACTGTTAATGCTCTTACTAATTTTGGTGGTAAAAGATTATTACCTTTGTCAAAGTAAATATGCTTTCGGTAAAAATGTTCTTTGACCTTTTTAACTATTGAATTATCTTTTTTCCATCTAAATAATAAAAACCATTGTCCCTTGCTGTAATCTAGATTATGAAATAATTGGTTAAGTATAAATTCGCCCTCTTCTTCCTTTGGTTCCCATTTTTTAGGCATTCTTTCTTTTATACATTCTAATATTTTTTTCGCTTTATCAAAAACTTTTTTGGGAACTCTTCTAGAAACTGTGGTTTCTTTATCATCAATTATTCCTTGTAAATTAATAAAAGGAGTAGGATTAGCACCCTGAAATTTAAAAATGGTTTGATCATCATCTCCTGCAATATAAGATCTTCGACAATGCTTTTCGATGTAAAAAAACATATCCCATTGTAAAGGATTTAAATCTTGGGCCTCATCTAGAAAAACTACCTCTAGATTCCGGTTGTTCATTATTTTATCTTTCTCGAACAAGTCAATCATGTCAGTAAAATCTAGCATTTTTTTATCATTTTTATATTGAATCAAATGATTATTAAAAACTTCTAATTTAGAATATTTAAAGTTAGGATGATCTATCAGCATTTCTTTATGCTGTTCTCTAAGTGGTATTTTTCTACATCTTGAAAGATTAACAGCTTTTAAATATTGGTTTCCAAAAGTCATAACCCCGTCTTCATTTTCTTTTTCGTCGTATGGAAATTTACTAAAATAATTATTTCCTTGGCTTTTACAGATATAGTCTTTAAATCCATTCCATGCTTTCCCAGTTAATAAATTACTTCCATCCGGAAGAAACTTTTCATTATTTCTTTTTCCCATAGCATGCATAGTAGAAAAGAAAGTAAAGTCTTTATCTAATTTATATTTTGGAAATTCTTTTACGATGTCTGCTAGCTTTCTTTGAACTTCTTCCGTTGGGTCTTTTCCAAAAGTTAGGTAAGCTATTTTTGAGGGATGTGTACCTTTTCTTAGTTCTTGTCTAAGATAACTGTTTGGTCCTTCTATCAAACGATATGTTTTTCCTGTTCCTGGAGGCCCAGGAATAATAGTTCTTGTTATTTCTTCTGCCATTTAGCTTTCTCTATCTCTGGAGCTTTTTTATCTACTACTTTTTCAACTGGTTCCGGCATTCTAAAAACACGGACATCAATTGTTTTGTCTCCTACTTTTGGAAAAACCTTGTCTTCCGACGCGCTAAATTTTTTCTTTAGTAAAAGGACGGTTTTTGTTCTTTTAAGATTCCATTCATTTGTATTTTTAAGAAATTTCCAAAAATCTTTAAATTTAAAATAACTTACTCCATCTTCAGAAAAAGCGGATCCATTACATATATCTTCTAATTTATTTCCTTTATATGAATCTGTTATAAAATCTTCTAAATGATCTCTTAATATATTTTCTGGTTTTAAACTTTCAGGAGCTTGTATAAAAAACTCTTCATTGTCTTCTGTTTTCGGAAACAATAAAGCTAAATTCTTTTTCCATATATTTTGTCCGATATGTGGTAAAAGAACGTTGATCTGTCCCATACACGCTTTAGAAAAATCATCAAATTTATATAAAGTATCTGTATCAACATCGACGGTTTTACCGTTAACATCTAAAAACCATAAAGGAGGCTCAGAAGTATATTTTCTTAAGTTTGTTAGTTCTGGCATTAAATTTCCTCTTCCAATTCCAAATTTCCTAGTCTGGCAAGTTATCGAATCACAAAAATTACATATAGGAGGGCTTTTACATTTATATTGATAATCTTTTTTATCTAATGATTTTTTCACTGTTTCCACTTCTTGGTTTCTTAGAGGTGGTTTCATAAATCTATTATTATAATTTTCTAATTCTGTTTTCCAAGTATCGGGTTTAGCTTTTTTTAAATAGACTCCAATATTATATAATCCGTCATTTCTACTTCCTTCAGGAAACCCTTCTGAACAAAGCGTTTGTAAACAAGGCGGACCATCTGTCACTGAACCATTTTTTACTTGGTTTTTTGTTTCCAGGTGTAAATTTTCTAATTGTTCTTTAGTTAAACTTCGTTTATTATATAGTGCTATAAAATCATTTAAATTAGAAGCATCTCCATTTGCAAGAAAAGCATAGCGTGTTGATTTATCTCCCCCATGATAGGGTAAATTTAAAAAATTTCCTGTGTCTCCTCTATCAATTAGAATAGTTTCTTGTTTAGGAAAAATTTCGCTTGAAGAATATCCTAAATGAGCTGCGATTAGTTTTAATTTTAATCGCATTAAGGATGCTTCTACAGGTTCCTTTGTAAATAAAAATAAATGGGCTCCACCTGATTTTGATCTAAACACAATTAGTGGTAAATCTTTTTGATTTAATAGCTTAATTAATTTTTTATGATTGAAGTTATATTCATCTATATCAATACAACCCCATCTACATTTGTTGTTTTCGTTTATTGGGACAATACCTAATCCTGGTTCTTTGCCTTTTAAATGGTTTTCCCAAAGATCATCGGTTACAGGTTTTTTTACTGTAAATGATTTTGTTTTTTGTTTTCCATTTTCAGAATAGCTATCACTTAGTACAGTTTGACCGTATGCACTATTGAGTCCCTGAAATATCTCTTTGAATGCTTTCATCATAACTTTAGTATGGGCGGTTTAAGTCTCCCGCTGCCGCCCACATTTCCAACCGGAATGGAAACTTATGAAGTCTTTCCGTTTAACTGATCGCCTCTACGACAACTTTCATAGAAAGTTTTCGCTCTCTTGTAGAGATTAGCGTCACTTATTTGTCCAACCTTTTGTATGTTGTAACCGTACCATTCGTTACCCTTTCCAGTATTTTTTACTGAAGATAACTTAT